TGGCAAATGTTTTCGCTGATTTGACATATCAGCAAGGCATGAACCGTATGTTTAAGCGTAGGGACCGCTGGGATTTTTATTGGCCAGCGTTAGCGCATTTAGGTGAGCAAGCTGTATTAAACGAGGAAATATATGCACAGGGAACGGCGGCTGATACGGCAGTTTTTGGATATCAAGAACGTTATGCCGAATATAGATATAAACCATCGCAACTTACAGGTAAAATGCGTAGTTCAGCGACAGGTACGCTCGATGTTTGGCATCTTAGCCAAGATTTTAGTGCGTTACCGGTTTTAAATAATACGTTCATAGAAGAAGACCCACCAATTGATCGGATAGTTGCAGTTACTAATGAACCGGACCTAATATTTGATTGGTATTTTAACATGAAAACAACACGTCCAATGCCTGTGTACAGTGTACCTGGCTTGATAGACCATTTTTAGGTGAAAAATGAGAACTAAATATGCAATCTATTTTGGGTTATTTAAGCGCTTTGCTTTACCCATTGTTGTCGGAGGCGTTGTACTTTGGCTTATTAATAATGGGTTTAGTAATTGGGCGAACATTGTTTGTGACATTAGCACAAATTTAGGTATTTATGTAGCGGAGTGTAAATAATGGCTTGGCAAGCGGCGTTAATATCAGCAGGTGGTGCTTATTTACAAAATCAGCAAGCAAAAAAAGCCGCTAAAAGGCAAATGGGATTCCAGGCCCAGATGTCTAATACCGCAATACAGCGTCAAATGGCTGATATGCGTAAAGCAGGAATAAATCCAATATTAGCCGCAAAATACGGTGGCGCAAGCACGCCAGCTGGTGCAACGTACAGCCCTAGTAATATAGGGGCGGCTGCTATGCAAGGTTACCAACAAGCTTCATCAGCAAAACAAATGCAGGCGCAAGCAAGGGTGTCTGACGAGAATGTAAAAACTTTAATGCAGGATAGAGAAATTAAAAAAGTTTTACATGACGAACGTTGGCCCAGATTATTTTCTACAATGAGTCCAGAAAATGTATTGTCATCAGTTTTAGCAACTATAAACGATGTGGATATAGAAAAAGCTCTTAAAGGTATAAAAGGTAGTCAAGTAGATAGAATTAATCTTGTTCAATTTTTAAGAGAAGTACAGGCTAATAAAAGCAAATTAGCTCAAGAAACCTACGGTATAGGTAGGTTATTAAGTGATGCACTAACGTCTACTAGTGAAAAAGTTGCACGGAGTGCAAGGGAATCAGGTTGGAAAAGAGATTTTTTCGTTGACGCGTTAAGAGAAAAAAGGAAATTCAAATGAAATTTAAGACAGGATATGTAGAGCGTAAGCGAGTACAGATGAAGCCGAAAGGCGAATCGCTAACACAACAGCACTTCGCACAAGAAGCGGATGTGCGTAATATTATAAAGCAATACGACCGTACAGGTCTAATTGCTAATGTAGCGCGAGGTGTCGCGCAATACGGTGATTATTCGGAGATAAACGAATATAGAGAAGCTTTAGATATGGTTAGTCAAGCTAACGATAATTTTATGCAGTTACCAGCGGAAATACGCGAAATGTTTGGTAACGATGCAGGAACGTTTTTTGAGTTCGTTACAGACCCAAAAAACGAAGATCAAATGATCGAATTAGGACTGAAGGAGGCTCCAGTCGTAATAGAAGAAACGCCAATTAAGGCGAAACAGGAAGCGTCCGAACCTCCCGCTCCTCAGCAAGCTGGGGAGTAGAGGACGCGTGTGGGCACATTTACCTACTAGATGTAAATGTGCCCACTGACAGTCAGGAGGATAAAACATGGAAAAAGTAAGATATAATTTAGTACAAGCAAAGAATAATGACGGAAAAAGTCATTGGTTAAAAATAGGAATAGCCCAGAAACAAGGTGATAAGTTTTGGGTAAAGTTGGATGTTTATCCAATACCAAATGAAAAAGGTGAAATCTGGTTAAATTTATTTGAAAGGACAGATGATTATGTATCGGAAAAAAATGTCGAGAGGTAAAAGTAAGCGGATGTTTAGTAAAACAGCTAGCAGGGTAAAATCTAAAAATTATGTTAAGCCTATGCGTGGAGGTATTAGAACCTAATGCCCTGCTACCATCCGCTAGTTGGCTACAAGCTAGATGGCAAAGTAGTATTTGATAAGCCCTTTGCTCTCGCAAGGGGCTTTAATTTAGCTTGTGGTAGGTGCGTTGGTTGTCGATTAGATTATAGTCGACAATGGGCCATAAGATGTGTTCACGAGGCCCAGATGCACGATAATAATTGTTTTATAACCTTGACGTTCGACAATGAGTATTTGTCGAGTCGTGATAATCCAGCTTCGCTGGATGTAAGTGAGTTTCAGAGATTTATGAAACGATTAAGGGAAAGATATAATCATAAGATTAGATTTTTCCATTGTGGTGAATACGGTGATAAAAATAAAAGACCACATTATCATGCTTTATTGTTTGGGCATGATTTTGAAGATAAAAAGTTGTGGTCAGTAAGAGATGATATAAGGTTGTATATAAGTGAAGAATTAAAACAGCTATGGCCGTATGGTTTCCACACAATAGGAGATGTTACTTTCGAAAGCGCCGCATATTGTGCGCGGTATGTAATGAAAAAGATAACGGGAGATAAAGCGATAGAGCACTATCGCGAGGTTGATTTAGAAACGGGAGAAATAGTAAGTGAAATCAAACCTGAGTATTGTACCATGAGTAGAAGACCTGGAATAGGCTTCACATGGTATGAAAAGTTTGGTTGGGATGACTGCCATGCAAATGATTTTATAGTAGTAAATGGTAAAGAGGTCAGACCACCAAGATATTATGATAAGTTATGCGATGAAGATTTAATGCTTGACATTAAGAAAAAGCGCATAGAGAGTATGGAAGACCCAATAATATATTATGATAGTAGAATGGATAGAAAATGGGTCGAAGAAGAGGTTAAGATACGTAAGTTAGAAAAGTTAGTAAGGAATCTTTAGGAGAGTTCAGATGAAAAAAGTGTATTACGCAGTATATGACAGAAAAGCAGAAGTTTATTCAACACCTTTTTTGGAAGTTACAGATGGAACAGCAATTAGAGCATTGCAAGAGGCAGTAGCAGACGGAAATCATCCGTTTGCAAAACACCCAGGTGACTATAGTTTACATAGACTGGGTACGTTTGAGGATACTACCGCAGAAATAGCGGTGGAAGAGAAGAAAAAGATAATAGAAGTTGAAACACTTGGAGATAAGTAAATGTTAAGTAGTCGTACCGGAACATTACCAACAGTTATGAAGCATGAATTCAGCAGAGTTCCACAAGCTGATATTCAGAGGTCAACATTTAATCGTAGTCATGGATTAAAGACAACGTTTGATGCAGGATATCTTGTGCCAATATATGTTGATGAGGTTCTTCCGGGCGATACGTTTAGTGTTAACGCTATGGGGTTTGGCCGCTTGGCCACCCCAATTTATCCTATTATGGATAATTTATATGTAGAAACATTTTTCTTTTATGTCCCCAATAGATTAATTTGGGACAATTGGGAGCGCTTTAATGGCGCGCAAGATAATCCAGCTGATAGCACAAGTTATTTAGTGCCGCAAATCACGCTGGGTTCAGGTGTAAGTATTGCAGATTCAACATTATTTGATTATATGGGTTTGCCAATCAATGTTAATGGTATTGAGTTCAATAATCTGCATGGTAGAGCGTATAATTTGATATGGAACGAATGGTTCCGAGATGAAAATTTACAAGATAGTGTACCAGTAGATACCGATGATGGTCCTGATTCAGTAAGTGATTACGTTTTGTTGAAACGCGGCAAACGTCACGATTATTTTACGTCATGTTTACCTTGGCCACAAAAAGGCAACGCAGTTAGTTTGCCATTGGGTACAGAAGCACCAGTATCACATGGTGCGACTTCAGGTCAGAGTGTAACAGCATTTAGTACAGCAAATAATCAATGGAAGTATTTAAGTTCGTCAGGAGGAACATTGACGCCAAGTACGGCTGGGGCCGCTGATTCATATAGACAGTTATATGCTGATTTGAGTACCGCAACAGCGGCAACAATCAACGAATTGCGCGAAGCGTTTCAAATTCAGCGATTGTATGAGCGTGATGCGCGAGGTGGTACACGTTACACAGAAATTTTACAAAGTCACTTTGGCGTTACATCGCCAGACTCTCGTTTACAGCGTCCAGAATATTTAGGCGGTGGTAAGAGCTCAGTAGGTTTTGAAGCAGTACCACAAACAAGTAGTACAGATGCAACAACTCCACAAGGTAATTTGGCGGCAATGGCGCAAGTAGGAGTTGGCGGTCATGGTTTCACAAAGTCATTTACAGAACATGGTGTTATAGTAGGTATGGCAAATGTTTTCGCTGATTTGACATATCAGCAAGGCATGAACCGTATGTTTAAGCGTAGGGACCGCTGGGATTTTTATTGGCCAGCGTTAGCGCATTTAGGTGAGCAAGCTGTATTAAACG